ATCGAATACATCATGGTAGAGACCGTCACTAACAAAACGACGATCATGAGAGCAGTATGGTATTTCTATCATTTTGTCTATCAAAGCGTCATTATCGACTTCTTTACCAATCAGTGTAACGGTATAATGATTCATGTCTCGATATACATGATCATTAGCATGATATGTTTCCCTGTTATTAATCTCATAGACCACACAAGGGTATTGCATCATATTAGGAGCTGGACGCTGAAAGTACACATGCTTCAATTCCAGCTGTTCACGGAACAAAACTGATAAATCTCTTCTATTCCGCGCCATTCCAGATTCCTCCTAATGTCACAACAATTCGTGGATAAGCATCAACTTCAACATTGGTGATGATCCATTTAGCTCCCATAAATGTTGCGTATTTCATGCGATAAATATTCTCTCTGGCGAATGGATCGGCAACGAAACTAATCCGATTGGCAATGTTGAAACCCGTGTTGATTTGGGTATTGTCATAATTGGATTTAGTATTTCGTAAAACATCTCCGTAATAAGAGTGCTCTACTATTTCTTCGGTCCAAACGTCGAGATCAGTTTCTTTCGGTATACAAAAGCCTATTTGTCCATGCCATTTAGCCATTTTGAATTTTTACCTCTAAACAAAAAGAGGGCTAGTCTTTAAACCAACCCTCTTATTAATTCTTTAAATTAAAGCTGTCCGTCTTCAACTTCTAATTCTGGAGAAGACATGCTAGGAGAACCAGCCTGGAGAACAACTGCTGAATGAGGCTTAATTAAGCCACCTGAGCAACGGCCTTCCAGTAAGTATTTCTGCTTGTTGTAGTCGATATCGAAATCATCGAATAATGATCTCTCACCGCCCTTGTTAGCACCTACATTGTAGTCGTTCAGGTCAAGAGCAACACCATAGATTCCCTGTGGAACGATACCAGCTGGAACCTTGACGATCTTTTCAACGCCTGCAGCACCTGCGAGTTCTTCCATAGTCTTGTACAGTCTATTACCATTCTTGTCTTCCATGAGCATCATATCAGATACTAAGTCAGCTCTAATGAAAGCGATAATGTTACCAGAACCTTCGTAGTTATCCAGAGCCTTAACTAAGCCATTAATAACTGCATGAGCTAATGCTTCGTTAGAGCCAGGAACGATGTTAGCAGCGATAGCATACAGGTTGTTAGCTGTATCAAATGCTACTGGAACAATATTTGCTTCAGGAATCTTGTCTGGGTCAGAAACACTTCTGCCATCTGAGAACAGAATAGCTCTAGCAACTTCTTCATCCCACTTGATCTTGAGTTCATCTTTAACCCAACCAAGAAGATCAAAATCAGTGATGTCGATAACATCATCACGGTCAAATGACTGTTTCTTGAATACAGTTGTCGGAGCAATTTCTCTCTTTAACAGAGTGAAGATTTCATCAAGCTTCTTAGCGCCTTTAACGTAACCTTTAGCTCTTGCTTCGTTAGCTGTAATATCAGCGAACATCATTTTAACTTTAGCAAATGGAGTCTTGTGAACACCGTTCATAACGATGCTTACCCAACCACTTGGTGAATTAGTGATGAATGGAACTTTGTTACCATGTACATTTCTGTATTCAGGCATTAAGTAGTCAACATGCTCAACACCATGAACTAATACTTCTTCAGGATTTAAACCATTTTCAATTAATGCTTCTCTAGCTGAGCCAAATCTCTTAGCATCACCTAAAGCTTTAACGATTTCACCATGAACGAGTTCGTTCTGTTCATTGTTTTCATCAGCAAAGAAATTGTGTTTCATATCTTCGTTTTCCTCTTCTTTTTCCTCTTTTTTGGCATCTTCAGCAGCCATGCCTACTAATGCGTACATAACATTTTTCTGTTCTTCGGTCATTGAATCGATGACTTCCTGAACGGTTTTTTCTTGATCAGCCACTTCTTCGGCCTCCTTTTCTGCATGTTCTAAGCCAGGTTCACCTTCAAGTACTTCTTCTGCTTCCTTTTCCGGTTCCTTAGCTTCTTCCTGAGCTGGCTCTTCAGCCTTTTCAGGTTCTTCTTTCTTTTCTTCGACAGGCTCGACTGGAGCAATGTCGACTTCTTTAGATTCGATCGTAACTTCTTCAGCTACTTTCTCCTCTTCAGGAATTTCATCTTCTGCTTCACCGAACTCACCATGTTCAATAGTCAGTTCTTCACCAGTAGATAAAACAATTGCGTCTAATATAGAATCTTCACCATGACGAATCTCATCGATGTAAGCACCCGGATTAGCACCTGCTAAAACCAAACTTACTTCTTTAATGTCACCGTGAATCACATCGCCACCAACCTGTTTCAGCTTATTGGCATAGATAGACAAAGATGTAATGTCACCATGTTCGAGAATGGTTTTAGCATTACGACCTTTTTCCGTTGTGTTGAAGAAGCCATAAGCACGAACACCATCGTCAGCATTTTTAAGAATTGCGTAACCTAAAACGTTGTCGATGTCATTGTGTTGATGATTCCATACCAGAGGAACGCGTTTACCGTCATTGTCTGCAAAAGCATTGTGACGGATTGTTCTACCATCAGAGCATCTGATGTCATTCTTGGTGGCCCAACCGATAAAATCGTATTCTTGTTTAGCCATTTTGAATTTCTTCCTCCTCAATACTGTTATCAACCGCTTGACTGTATCCACCTACAACCGGAGCCGATTCACCTTCGGTTTCATTAAGGTTTTTGTTCCTTAACTCATTAGCCTTAGGATCGTCAACTGGACGTAGCCCAACAACTTGTCGCATTTCGTTAGATGACATGATCGCATTACGCGTAAACTTGTCAGCTAACTCTGCTAACTTCGATGTAGGAACAAGCTTAAATGGATCTTTAAAGAAGATTATTCTTTCTTTCTGAGATCTTGCGGTTTTAGATAAAAACTTCCAAGTCATAGCATCAGTTATGGCATTCATAACTGGCTCAAGAGTGCTTGTCGTATAGTTCAAATTTGTTTGTTCACTTGCAGTACCATCTAATATCTCTTTCGTTATTCCCAACTGGCTGTGTAATGTCTCAGTCAAATAAGTTACTTGTTCCATTAGATTGTTTTCAATTGGACGGTTAAGCTGCGTGATCTTTTCTGTTGCATCAGCATAAGCAATGCCATACTTGGATCCCATCAGCTGCATTTCAATGTCTTTACGGCGCTCTTCAGCTTGCTGTTTCTTAGCGGAAGTTTTCACTACATAAGGTAATTGAATAATCATATTCAATTTGCCCGAACTACTCTGTTCATCAATCGCATCTAACATGTTCAACTTGCGAATCAATCGCTGTGAAACAGAGTTAGGTTCATTCATGACGGAATAGAACGGATTTTCGATTATTGCGACATACTTTTTCTCGGTCCAACGTTCTTCGTAGTTACCGGTTCTGTCGTTATATGCGCGAACTCTAATCGTGTCTGGACGCCATTCTAATATCTTGGCGGTTCGCATTGAGCCAATTTCAAAAGCCCCTATATCGGGGTCTCTGTTTGTGTCGATTGGCACGACTGCTACATAGCCCTCATCAAACATTGAGAGGACAATATCTTTTATAAAATCCCTAGCAGCCTGGTCTTTATTTGCATTTACAGTGAGGCATTGATTCAAGCTATCATCTACAGTTGACATATAATACCCGTCATCATTCACTAGGGCATGACGAATATTAATTTGCGAACAGTCAGTTGCAATTCGGTTGTATATTGCATTGACGATAGATCTATCATTACCTCTAGTTAAATGAGGCCTGTAAGGATTATATGAGTAGGAAGTCTCTGGAATATACTGCTCATTATTGTTATATAAACGAGTGTATTCTTCCGTCGGATCCCTATTTAAAAAGGCATTCCACGCATGGGAAAGCCTATCTGTGAATTTTGGCATGCGATGCCTCCTTCTTTAATGTGAATTATTTGTTTTTACGAGAAATTGTATCAAGATACTCTTTTCTTAACCTTGCAAAATCATTAGCTTTTTGAGTCGCAGCAGCTCTATAGCGAGCCTCTTCAACACTCTGA